TGCCCTGACGACACCTCAAAATCTGCATAGCATGTCACTCTTTGCGTCGCCCCCGCGTAGTATTCGAGCCACGTCCCGAGGTAATGCTTCAGGAGTTTTGTGTGGATCGCGCCTGCTCCAAACGCTCCGGTTGTAAGAATCGGAGACCCGAGATAGATCCCCTTTGTCGTTTCCCCCGACGTATCTATCCCGCATGTGCTGAGATAATGCGGAAAATTTGTCCGGACGTTGCTATTTGGATGGTATGAAAAATCTCCGAGCTCAAAGAACTCGCTGTCCGCCTGAACACGGGCCAATTTGTTCGCTTTGAGAATTAGTTGTCCGTTCCCTCCGGCGTGAAGTTCCCCGACATCCGTCATGGTTCCCGAGGCTTCGTTTTGGAACCTGATCTGCCCCGCATCGACCGCAACCTTTGCGTTCACCTTTGAGACAGACGCCCCGCCGCCCCATATAGTGACCAATCCCTCGAGCTCAATCAGACCGTTGAGCATCTTAAATTCTCCGGTCGTCAGGTTCCAGTAATTTTTCCTCGCGGCGTCCTGAAGAATTCCCGCAACTATACTCGCCGCATTAAGGTTGATAACATTGATCTCCTGAGCGTCAAACGTGCCGTCAATCGTCCATGCCGAATTGAAGGGCCCATTATAGGACGTTCCGAAGCCGATCCCGTTCTTGTTAAAACGCATGACTTGCGTCGCCGTGTCCTTGTCGTCGGTGTTCATGATCAGAATCTCTTCCGGCTGTCCTTCGGAGTTTTTATTTATGACGACATACCCGCCGAGCCCTCCAGTGATGAGATCCGTCGCCGTTTCGATTGCCTTCTCGAAAAACGTCTTGTTCTGCTCCGCCGCCCGTTTTGCGTCGTGCGCTTCCGCGCTTGCTCCGTCTATGTCGCTTCGGATTGCTGACGCAAGATTCGAGCGGACCTGTCCGAGCACCATGCTGTCATATCGCTCCGTAAGCACGTTGTATGTCGTCTCGACTATCCTCGCGGAATCGTCTACGCCAAGGGCCGCATAATAGACATTCAGGCGATCCCCGATGCTCAGCTTTTGAAGCGGCGCGACGTCAGCATATTCAACCGTCTGCCACAACTGCACGAAATTGATTTTTACGCTTGCCGGAACCGCATCCTTCGCATGATTTTTGACGTATGCCGTCCCCCATTCCTCAAGCTGTTCGGTCGTCGGCTTCTCGTCGAAGGCCTGAGAAGCATCGACCGCGATGACCTTGTCGTCGCCGAGTGCTTCCCTGTGTGCAGACCAAATGACGCCATCATAAAAAACGCTCGTGTCATCACCGTTTTCATCCGTTCCCGCCCAGTATGGAACGATTCCTGACCAAATGTCGGTAGAATCGGACGTTTTTTCGATGTCGCTGAGGTTCTTCCCGTAGCGGATTGAGAGAATCGTGTCACGGCCTCTGCGACCTCGCAGGACGCACTTGAAATGATCGAATTCCCACTCTCCGCCGTAGGTGTCAATTATCGAGCCGCGAACGCCTCCCATGAGTTCGCGGACGGACGTCGGAACACTAACCGTCATCCGTGCGACCGTGTCCTTGTCCGAAGTAAACTCGAAAGGATTCGTCGTGATGCTTTTGCTTTTCAGGAGGCTGAGTGCTGTCTGTACGCCTTCCGCCGTAAACGGCTTCGCTACAATCTTCCGGAGCTTATAGCTGATGTGCGCCGCATTGACTGTTATCTTTCCGTCGAGCGGGCGGCTGATCCGATATATCTCATACGGCTGAGGGCTTTTCGTGTCGTCGTGGTAGGCGTAAATGATACGCCCCTCCCGCAGTTGCGGAAAAAGAGCACCCTTGATTGGATACGTCATCGCGAGCTCGTTGACGCCATTGATCACTTCGTGAGTTTTGCACCGAATTGCCTCCGACAATCTGCCGAGCCCGTTTGATTTGAATGCTGTCTCTGTTTCTTCGTATAGGATCGGATTCATATAGAAAACCACCTCGGGACGAGCTCAATGCTGCAGCCCGTTGTTTGAATAGTTGTTTTGCCGGATGCAATCGTCGGGAACTCATAGCCCGTGAGCTCGATTCTGTCGTTGTACGACAGCCCCGTCGCGCTCCCGTATGCGTCCTCCATCTCGCAGTCGATGACCATGTCGTCTGCGGCTTCAGCGACCGTTATCAGGTCGCCTCCGATCGCAATCGTCCCTGAGCCTGATACGCGGATCAGCGGAGCTGCCGGATATAGCGTCGGGTTGAATACCTCCTTTGTTCCGCTGATTGCGATCGCCTTTTCTCCAATCTTGAGCCACTTCTGCGGCGCACAGTCGAACGTCAGGTCGAAGCGGAACAGTTCTCTGTTCTTTGACGCCCTCGGTTCTACAGCGCCCCTCAGCGAGCCTCGGCGAAAGTATTCCTCGTGAATCGTGTCCTCGATTCTTTTGTTAAGCCCTTCCGCAATTAAAGAAGAGATAAAGCTGTCGTATCTTCTGAACGCCTCCTTAACGATGACGCACTTGTACGTCAGCGATATGTTTTTGAAGCGATTCCTGTCAATGTGAAGATCTCCGCTCCTGCCCTCTATTGAGATTGCTTCATATTCGCGCTCTGAGCTGTTGTCAACGGTTTGATCGAGGATATATACGCCGTAGTCCGTCGACAAAACGTCCCCATATTGAAAATGTTTACGCAGTGCCATAAGCCGCTCCCTCTCTTTCGTAAAGGAACGTCAGTCGCTCCATGACCAAGTCCGCAAGCGATTCGACGTCCTGACCTTCTCTCGCGTAGATGTTGAAGACCGGAGCGAACGATCCAGTCCGCCGTCCGCCGTCGCTGACCGAATAGGTCGACGTCTGTGCGAAGTCAGGAACGGTCATGCTGTCACCGATCGCCCCGAATGCGTCCTCGACAGCTCCGACCATCTCGTCTTCTACGGCGGGCATATTCTTCGTGAAGCCCTCTCCGATACCGAGCACCCAGTTTTTACCGAGGATCTTCTCAGCCTTCTTCGACGGGCTTGCGATGCCGAGCCATGACTTCATGCTGTTCCAAGCATTCGCGACGACACTGATCGCCGCGCTGACGAGGTTCCGGCCTGCGTTGAAAATGCCGTTCTTGATGCCGTCGATCAGGTTCCGCCCGATGCTCCCCCAGTCATAGGAGCCGAAAGCCTGCACGATGCTCCGGATGATCGTCGGGATCTGACGGATCAGGTTCGGGATTGCCCGAATGAGGCCGGACGCGAGCTGTCCGATGAGCTCGATGCCTTTCTGCAAGAACTGCGGGAAGTTCTGTGCGAGTGTAGCGATCAGCCGGACGATCACCTGAACGAGCGAGCTGATGATGGTCGGGAGGTTGTTGATGATCCCGTTCGCGATTCGCGAGATCAGCTCTATGCCCTTTTGCAGGAATTCCGGCATCCGCGTCGTCAGGAGAGTAATCAGCCTGCTGATCACCGTTCCGATCGCGTCCATGATCGCCGGAAGATTGTTGCCGACTCCCTGAGCCATGTTGTCAACGAACTCAATGCCTGCGTCCAAAAGATCCGGAAGATAATCGAGCGCCTTTTCGACGAAGCCCGTGAGGAGTTCTCCGGCCTTTGTTATCATCTCATCAATGCTCATCCCTTGCGTCAAAGACTGCACGATCTGAGCGCCTGCATCGAGAAACATCGGAAGCGTCTCGACAATGCCTGTTATAAGCGTTGTCACAACAGTAGGAATCTGCTCCACAAGCACCTGAATAAGCGAAGGAAGCGCCGCGATCACGCCATTCAGCAATGATGTCGCCGCGCCAAGCAGTGAAGGCAAGACCGTCTTGACAAGACTCGGGAGTTTCTCCGCGATCAGCGGGGCGATTTTTTCGATGAGCGAAGCAATCCCTGAAAGTGCCCGCTCGACCGCAGGGAGAATGTTCCCGAAGGCGGCCTCCGCAGACGTGACAACGTCGCTCAACAGGCTGTCAATGTCGGCGTTCGAGTCTGTGATGCCCGTGACAAGATTCTGCCATGCCGCCTTCGTCATCATCAAAGATCCGGCAATCGTGCTCGCGGCTTCGCGCTGAGTCGTTCCGGCAATGTTCTGCTTTTGCTGTACAAGATCAATCGCCGTGACAATGTCTGAGAAGCTGTCAATGGAAAGATTCGCCGCCTGCCCATTTGCCTTTGCGTATTCATTCGCGTCTGCAATCAGCGACTGCATCCCCTCTTTCGTCCCCGCGTAGCCGAGGCGGAGATTGTCGAGAAGATTGAATTGCCCCTTTGAGAATCCCATGAAAGCATTCTGCACAGATTCTATATCTCCGCCAAAGGTATTGAAGTTATCTGAGATAGCTCTCATCGCGACGTCCGTCTGTTCCGCCGCCTTCACGGTGTCCCCGCCAAGGGAGTTGATCAGCGAAGCGGAGAACGATGTAGCCGCCTCCATATATGAGTTCATGTCCATGCCTGCCGTGCGGTAAGCATTTTTCGCGTTATTGAAGACAAGATTCTGCGCGTCTTCAAGCCTCTGCCACTCGTCGCGCACCTCATCCACCGTTTTGCCGGAGCTCGCGGCATACTCTTTGAGGCTCATCCCCATGTTGCCATACAGCTTCTGTACGCCGCCCTCCAACTGTTCAAAATCCGCGTAAGAGCTGACGGCGCTTTTTGTAAACGTCACCACGGCCCCTGACGCCGCAGTGATTGCCGCGCCGCCGACCTTCGCCGCCGTCTGTAGGCCGCTCTTGAGCTTCTCGCCAAACGATGACGTTTTCTGCTCCGAATCGCCGAGGCATTTTTCGTACTCGGAAGAATCGAGCGATATTTTTGCAAATAATTCAAATACGTTCATTCTTCATTCATCCTCAGTCCGGCGCGTTTGATGATGTCCGCCGCGATCTCGTCTCCGGATCGCTCGTCGCGCTTAACCCATCCGGCGACCACCTTGAAGTCCTTGGCGTTGATCTCTGCTCCTGTGTAGGCCGCGAGGATCTCTGCCTGAACTCTCAGGAGATCCGTGACATAAGCGCGATACAGGCGGTTTTCCTGCCTTGTTCGCAAAAAGACTATGCAATGGTCAATCACATAGCCTTTTCCAAACAGCTCCAATAAGTCGAGGCGGATCGTGCTCAGCGCTTCGCCGAATCCATCCGCTCCAACCGCGCCAATGATGTAAAAAAATTGATTACCGAGTCGTTTCCAATCAGCTCCGTGAATGAGTCGAGGTACTCGCCGACCTCGTGATCGTCGACGTGCTCCGGCTCTACGAAGCAAAGGAGCGCCAAGAGCTCGAGCGTCTCGTCCGGATGCTTGTCCATGACGGCGTCGAGGATTTCCATCGCGTTATCGATGGCCTGCTTCCGCATCCTCTTCCGGTTTTCTTCCTGAACCTCCGCCTTGTCCTCGACCGTCATGTCTATGTCGATCTTTTTCAGCTCCGGAACTTTCGACCTGATCTTCATGATCTCGGTCACAGTCAGCCATTTTTCGACCGCTTTCCGGATCTTGTTCGTCTGCCTCAGGAATTCGCTCGGTTTACAATTTGCGAGATTCTTCATGCTTTCCTCCTATTGAACGTTATGCTTACTCTCCCGCTTTGACGTAAATTTCAAACGGTACCACATCCTGTGATTCGAGCGAATAGTGGCCGTGGAATTCGAATGACATCGTGCCTTTCGCATCCTTACCGGACTGGATCTGGAACCCCGTGGTATTAAGGGCGTTGATCAGGTGAATTGCGAGAAAACCTGCGTTGTTTCCTGTGTTTTTATCGCTGTAATCACCGATCCACCACAGATCCGTAAAGTCTGCCGCTAAGAGCTGCTGCCGCGGCACAACCTTCGTCGTATCCGTGCCGTCTATATCTGCTGCGCCGACGAGCTTTTTCGCAACTGCAGCTGTAACCGTCAGGAATGTTCCGCTCATGGACGGATCAAAGCCAGACAGATGCTTCAGCTCTTTCATATTTGCCGGAACATTGTCGATATCTTCGCCGAAATCGGTGTATGTCGGATTCGATGCGAAATTCACGCCACCGGACGTCGCTCCGAGGATATTCCCGATCACTGCTGTAGACGGCGTGAACGACTCGACAAGGATACCTGCATTAAGCTGCAGCTTTTCGAACGTGTCGCTCGGCACCTGAGTAAATTTAAGTCCCATAGTAATCTCCTTTAATCTGAGCCGAGATACTCGGCATTAATGTTAATATAGATTCTTCTTACGCTGTCATCGGACGGATCGGATATTCGCTGCGCAAATGGCGTCCCTCTTGTAATCCAGAGCGCTCCTCCGTTATATGGAATTACGCTGCCGCCTTGCCCGAGATGACTCGCGATTTCCTGCGACTTAAGGCTTATTTCCTCCCACGATGTCGATTTATACCACAGTGATCCTGTGAGCAGGAAGTTTCTGTTAATACTGTCCGTGATCGTTTCGTAAGTGATATACGGCATTACTGCATCATCCGGCACAGTCTGTTCGTCGTAGGCTGGAAGTCCGAAGGAATTCCAAAAGCTGTATAATGCTTCTTCTTTACCCATTACTCGGAATCTCCCATTCTTCTGCGGTCACCTGCCGCATATTGAGCGAGGCACTTGACGGCGTAAACTTATCGTCGCCGTCCGATGTAACCCTGAATAGCTTACCATCGTCCAGTCGCCTGAAAACGTCGTGGTATTCGAGCGTGAGTGCTTTCTTGGTAGTAACCGTGTATAAGCTCGTCACGCCCTGTTTCTCCGCTGTACGTGCCTGAATCGAGGTGTCAAACGTGATTGCCGCATCAAAGTGAGCGCCGTCTGTATATACCGTCCTGAACCCGCCATAACCGTCAGCGGTTGTAACCTTATTCAGGATCACGCATTCCTGCATGGCTTCACTCAGTAACGACATCTCGGTTTCCTCCACGAATTAAGGCGGGATGCGAACGCACTCTGCCACGACGCAGCGTTATTTGTGCTCTCAGACGATCCGGAACCTTTGCTGTAACTGTACCCTCCGAACGATTCCGACTGGAATGGCGACATTGCCGCAGAATCGACCAGCAGATTCTTATCCGACCATGCTTTGATCTCATCGCAGAGATCTATAAAAGCAGGCGGGACAGCCATTTTCCACACTGCCCCGTCGAACTCCTCATCCGTCAGCCTGCTGCTGTCGGTGGGATATTGATATACCCCGTCGTTAAAGATCGATCCGACGATCCGGAAATACTGTCCCGTTTCAAAAGAAACGCCTGCAATCTCGCCATTTGAAATCGCGATTTTCCCGTACACTCTCTCGTAATCGAAAAAGTTATTCAGTTCTTTACAGATCTCAAACAGCATATCTGTCTCCTGTCTTATTCGCCTGCCTCAGTAATGGTACCCTTAACAACGCCTGCGGCATACTCAACGAGGAACTGGATGCCGTCCATCACGAGGGATTCGATCTGCGCGCGCTCTTCGTTCTGGTAACCGGACTTGATGCCGATATATCCCAGCTCGTCAGCAGTAAGATCAAATGCGTTCGCGATATCCCCGTTCATAGTCAGGTAGTACATGATGATGTTTTCTTTTGCGGTTGCTACGAACGTACCAGCCGTCACGCGAGAGGTAAGGATCACCGTACCAAGGCCGAGGAAGTTTTCGATGTAGTTCAGGCCGAATGCGGTCTGCATCGTGACCTGCGCGCTGCCGAGGTATGCGGCAACGTCGGTCGGGTTTACGAAGTAAACAGCTTCTGCAGTATCGTCTTCAAACTTGATCTGCAGCTGGCCCCACGCATCAGCAAGAGCCGCCTGCAGGCCGACGCCAGTAGCCGTTGCGGATCCAGTGATCGTCCCGTTCAGGAAGGTAAAGAAGTCAGTGCGAATTGCCGCCTGCACGTCCTTAATCAGCGCTGCATCGGTCTCGCGGACAGCTTCGTCATAGCCGGACTTCTTGATCGCTTCTGCAGACGCAGCTTTGCGCCATTTTTTAAGCGTGATCTCGCCGACCGGAGTCTTTGTGCGTGCGTACTGAGAAAGCGGGATGATCTCCCCTTCAGCAACCGCGCCGCTCTGCAGCGTGCCAGTCGTCGAATATACATACATCGTGGTGCCTTCCATCATCGGGATCTTCCGAGTGACTCCGAGCGCCTCGATCAGCTTCGCAAGGCTCGAATGCGTGAACTGATATACGAGATCGACTTCACGTGCACGGGCCATATGCTGTGCTTTGATTAGATTAGTTTCCGCAGTAGTAACTACGTTTGCCATGTTTAGTCCTTTCTCGGTTTAAAAACCGAACAATTCATGATTCTCTGCGATTGCCTTCTGCCGCTCTCCGGCATCCGTGATCTTCATGATCTCTTCCTTCGAGCTGTAGACGGTACCGCCTGATCCTTTAGGCGGGTGATTTGTATCGGCACCCTTCGTTCCGGATGTTACGATCAGCTCCGACCACTCGTCCTTGACTGCTTTGATGTGATCCTTCGCGTCTTCAATCTTGCCGTCCTTGTCGAGCTTTACAGAATCCCAGTCCGTGTACTTCAGAACCTTTGCCACGTGGTTCTCGCCGATTCCGGCATCTTTCAGGATCTCCTTATAGGCATCCTGCTTCTGCGCTTTCAGCTCCTTCGCGGAAATGTCTGCCTTATAGTCGTCAAATTCCTTCTTCAGGTCGTTGTACTTCTGCTCAAACCCGTCTCCGCTGCTTTCTTTCAGCTTATCGAGTTCTGCCTGTACGTCCGGCAGCTTTTCTGCATCCGCTTTGTACTGATCCCTCTGTTCTTTGAGAGCGTTGATAGATTCTGAATGTGCGTCGATGATCTCATCAACCTTGTCCGCTTCAATGCCCAGAGCGGACAGAAATTTACGTGTAAGTGCCATGCTTGCTCCTTTTCCTCGGTGGATTTCTTTCCATTCGCAAAAACAAAAAGAATCCACCAAGAGATATCAAATATCCCTCGATGGATTCTTCACTGATCCCTGTAATCGAGTACAGGCCGCGGTAGCTACCCGCTTTTCAGTTTAATTGTCATAGGTATTATATATAATTCGGATTTTTATTGCAAAATTCAGTGTTTAAAACACTTTATTCCTAACCTTTTAAGTATTTCTCAACGATCTGTTTATACTCATCCACGTGTTCCTCGGCAGCTTTTTTCAGGAAATGAATCGGTTTCATGCCATGTGTCCGGTGCCCGACCCCTTTATCGTCGACATATACCCACGGATCCTTGCGGCCACCACCGCCGTCTGCGTATATGCCAGTGCCGACTTCGTTATATACCGCATACTCAAGGTGTGATCAAACATATACCGCCTT